CATATCAAACAAGTTAATCTTAGAGCCAAACAACGCTCCAGGTCTTTCAGGAACCTTAAATTTTATGGATTCCAGATCTGTTCCTCCAATGGCCATTAAGCCACCCTTAGCCATTTTACCTGCTAACATCTCTCTAGCTATAACTGGCAAGCCAGCAAGTTCTGCAGAAGTAATCTGGCCAGAGTTAAATGCAGTAGTAGCTAAAGGCAAAAGCATACTTGGAGTAACGGATGCCTTATTATCTATCAGCGGCTTATATACCTTTTGATACAATGGGAGGGAGGCTATCTTAGGACTAGTACTATAATCCTCAACTCCTCCAGGATAGAGTAATGAGTTAGGACTAGTCAGATCATCACCATGAGTGTGAACCAGATCAGAGAATGCTTGGTTAATTCTTTCTGTAGTCATGGCATCTTTATCTTTTGGAGATGATGCCTTATATTTCGGATCTAACTTTAATTTAGACTCCACATCCACTACAGTAGCTTTCAAAGCATCCAAAGTTTGAGATGCAGATCCACCCCAGTTAACTTCTGGAATTTTCTTAACCAAAGCCGCCGCTGCCGAGGGATTATCAAAATATTGAAGCTGCTTCTTAGCAACTCTAGAGCCGGCATCAAATAGCCTATAAAACTCTTCTGAGCCTCTCTTAGCCTCAGCTTTATAGGTTCCAATATCCACACTAGGTAGACCCATAGCAGCTAAGCCTTGATTATAGATAGCCATGCCAGCAGAGTCCATACTTACCCCAGCAGCCTTACCTTGTGCCTGGAGATCAAGATAGTTAAGCTTGGCATTGAATAGGGTATCTTTTCTAGCCTCATCTAACTCAGCACGTTCCGCAGCTCTTTCAGCTCTCTGGCCTGCAGCTATGCTAAGATCAAGTTGGGTATTAGCTCTTTTTGCCTGATCCTTAGATAATGCTAAATGCTCTGTAGCAATATATCTGTTAAAAGCAGAATCATCAGCCTGCTGTCTGGCCTGTTTCTCAGATATGAATAAAGTCTTAGACCTAAATCCAAATTCTAGATCTTGTGCAGATGCTTGCATAACTGCAGTTTGTGCATCTATGTGATATTTCAAGCCATCCATTCTAGCTTGGTTAGCCTGAAGTTGACTTGTAAGCTTAGCCATATCTGCAGATGCAGAAGCCAAAACTGCAGAATTAGACTCAACAGAATCTGCTGCAGTCTTACCTGCAGCTGTGATTGTATTAAGCTTATTATTAAGCCCAGAAGTGACTACAGTGAGTGCCGTGTTAGTATCATGTAATTGATCCTTAACCCCATATTCTGCCTTAAGCCTATCTAGAATACTACTAGAATTGGACAGATCAGAATACTTTTGAGCCAAAGCTGATGTTCGTTGTCTTAAAGCCTCGGCGGCAGCTAGGTCCGAGTTTAAGGTATCAATACCTGCAGAAGATCTAGCAGCGGCTGCAGCCTTAGTCTTTTCAGCATCTATTCTTTGTTGCTCAAGTACCTTTACAGCACTTAGGTCTCCGAAAGAATCTAAAAGCCTAGCATTTTTATCTTCTAATGCTTGAGCCTCAGAATAGTCAGAGGCCTTTGAGGTTGTAATAGTTTTCGAAAGATCTAAATATTTGGACAGATCGAAGTCCATTGAAGATGCATCAGTAGGCATGACTATTCCTAAAAGTTAAACTATTGGTTTTATTAGAAACTAATTAGCCTATACCAAATAATTTTCCTATTGCTTTACTAGGATCCAGGCCAATACTAGTCTTTTTAGTCTTGCTACTTGCATTAGTCTTTTGCAAGCCTTCAGTAGTGGATACATTCTGAGCCATAACATTAGCCAGCTCTCCATATACTTTAGTCATAAAGTCTTGACTCATTAAGGTTGTAGAAGAACTATCACTTCCACCAACTAGGCCTTGACCGGATAAGATAGAGGAAATACCCCCATCAGCAGATAACAAATCGTATAATAGCTTATTAGCTGCTTGGTCTGAGAATATCTTACCCGAAGTAGTCTTACCTGAGGTATTGGTAGTACTGGAGTCCCACTGGTTTCCGCCAGTGTAGTTTATACCCATTAACTGATCATTAGCCATAATTAACCTACTTTCTTGCTTTGGCTAGAAGCCATGTTAACAGATGAATCATCTACATCATTATCTGGTTCTGCTTCATTTGGATCAGCTTCTTCATCTAGCTTACCCATTAAAGTTTCAACTCCAGACATCATAGATGCCATCATAACTTTTGTGCTAAGTTCTTTATTAGATCCTAGCATTTTTAACAGATCGGCGTATTCTTTATCAACTGCCATTTTAAGCTCCTGAGGATAGAAAAGATGCTATGGATTTAAGATTACTTATAAATGCCCCAGCCAGGCCACCTATAGTAACTAACACCCATAGAGCACCTTTGTTACGATTGCTATCTGCTATTAGGGTATCGATTAACTCCTGCTTAGCTTTATCTGCTAACAAGAGTTGTTCTACCTTAGTCTCTAGGACAGCTTGTTTAGCTATAACAGATGTCTTAAACTCATCATCCATACAACCTAGCCCCGAATTTATCTGTTAATCCTTTGGAGTAGCCTCCAGACGCCAGTAAAGATAGCACTTCTCCCTTACCTTGCTCTAGCGGGTTTCTAATAGAGATATGTACCCAGGAATGTTCAAGGATTAGCTGGTTAAACTTTATCAGTTCAGTATACTCAGATAGTCTTTTAGCTACTGCAGCGCATGATCCAAATTTTGGAGAGATGAAGTCTACAGCTAGGCCAGTTAGGTGATCGGAGGTAGGAACTCCACCTACTACTTTATTTAATTCTGGACACCTGTACCAGGAATTAACTATAACTGGAGTATTAAGTAAAGCCCTAACTCTCTCCATTTGCCTGGCCATATAAGCAACATTAGACTTTAATCCATCCGGAAGACTATTATCAATCTCCCTATGTTGGGTAGTAACTACTTCTTCCCAGGAAAAGTTCTCAGATAAGATATCCATGTTAAACTCCTATTGCCATATATGTTAAAGTCTTAGACCCACCAGAATTGGTTATGACCATTCCAGTTGTTGTGAATGATTTTAGATATGCTGAACCTCCAGTATCTGGAATTAGGGTGGCTGTACAGTATAAAATCTGTTGTTTAAATGGTTGGTCAAAAGTTATAGTTGTGTCTCCAGTAGATGTGACTGTTATGGAACCAACCTTGAGTATAGCTCCATTTAAGGTTATAGACATATGCTCAGAAGAAGCTCCAGAAAATTCTGGAGTTCCTACCGCCTCTGATTCCATAGTCCTTAAATGGGATAACAATGCAACTTGATTAAGACTCAAAATGTTCCTCCAGGATTAAAGATAAGACCTATAGTTACAAGGTTAAATGATCCAGAGATAGATACTGAAACATTAGTTCCCTCTACTTCACACCATCCTTCATAGATGTCCTTGTTAGATACCCCAGTTGCTAATACTTTAGGAGTTCCAAAGTCCTTACCATTTAAAGATGGAATGGCCTGAACTTCTGGAGATACATAACTACCATCCGAATCAAGATTATTCATCTCAAAGTTAGAAGATTGTAATATAAGGTTCTTTCCTCTCACATATTGGAATCTGCCAAAGATAATCTTTCCAGTGGAGTTAGTGGAATCTGAGATATCAGAATTAAACTCTAACTCAGTTATTGTCATGGCTCCAGATACATTAGAGTATAACAACTTTACTGTATTAATATCTTGGATTACATTCCTATGAGGTATCTTTAATCTTCCCCATCGTTTGATAAGTTTATCATATACACTAAGATAGGTATAGACTAAATGCTTATCATGGGAAGTTGTTTCACTACTCCAATATGCCCCATGAGAGATACAGATATATCTATCTAAAACCTCCCTAACAGGTATAACCCTAGTGGAATAGTAGTGTGAACTCTGTGCAGTTACAGTTGCATCTTGACTATACACAAGACTTAAGTATCCGGTTGATATGGTTACATCCTCAATAAGACTAGAGGATAACAATGGATCTATAAAATCTTGTGCAACTATACCTGACTGGCTATCAGATATTATGCGTATCTGGCTATCTGCTCCACAATACACATGTGCAGAATAGTTCATTAGAGAACTTAAAGTTTCTGGAATATATCCACATACTCCACTTCTTAAAGTTGTTGAGGTTATTGGAAGTCCTCTAGAGTCTTCTATAAGCTTAAACTTAAAAGGATACCTAGCATTACCAGTATAGATAGCTGATACAACTTCTGTGGTTGTGTATATGTTAAACCCAGTAACTGTGGGTACACATCTAACAATTTCAGAATAAAGATTATTAGGGATTATGGAGCCTGCCCCAGTAACTAGAGATGATACAAAGTCTAGTGGATTGGATAAAGAACTCCAATAGATTGTTGTTCCATCATAGGCTATGAGGTAGTTATAGGAATTTAATATGCCTCGGATAAAAGTAGAACTTAGGAAATTTGAAGGTGTTACTGACCAATATACATTAGTTAGAGTACATACTCCACTAGATATTACTAAAGTATATAACTGTTGGCCACCAGAAACTGAGTTATACAGATATGCTACAGAGTTAACAACTGCTGCAGACACTGAACTTGGATCATATAAACTTAGTTTATATGGAGCTGCTGGTTGAACTACAGAATAAGCAGTTCCATTATATAACACATAATGTGTATATCCTGTAGGATCTGAGTATACTGAAAGCAATATAGCTCTTGATACTCCCACTCCAGCTATGTTTACATAACATTCATTGCAATATTTATAAGCTAGTCCAGCTTCAGTTGTAACTGCTCTACCTACAGTCTTATACCCATCAGGAGTGGGCATAACATTCTCAAGATATATAGCTTGAGGTATACCTGGACTTTGCATAGTACCACTAGGGTCTATACGTTTATCGTAATAATTATCTATAGTTGGAACTATAACAGATCTACTGCTATGTCTAACTGAGAATGGGAATTTAGCGGAAGAGAGATTTCCACGGTATGAGATTTGAGCCATGACATTTCCAGGTGAAAAAATACCCCATAGCCTGAGATAGACTTATGGGGTTAATAATTCTTTATGAATTTCATCCAGTCTACAAAAGTGTGACGACCTGTGCACTGATTTTGTGACTTTAAAGAGTGGTCACCTTCAGAGTATGTTTGTAGTTTTACTACGCCAGATGCCCAAGTATATTCCCAAGTGTTTTGGACTCCTTTAACTATAGACTCTACTACAGCATCTCCTGGACTGGCAGTAGAAGAACTTCCTCCATCAGTCAGTCTTTTCTGAACCACACTCCATTCAGAAATGTATTTTGATAACGAACCAGGAATATCCGCTGGATCAAACTTGTTATCAGCAACAGATAGTGTAGACAATGTTTGATACCAATAGTGGTCATACCAACTTCCACTAATGATATTTATTGTAGTATCTTTTAACCCATAGTGACCTAAGTATTTGAATCCTGTGGAAGGAAAACTATAACTCACTGAGTCATAATACTCTACCATAGGTCCTGAAGCAGATATATAATGACTAAACTTATACCCTTCTATGAGCATACGATTAACCATCATACCACCATTAGAGTGCCCAGCTATGGCTACACTAGTAGCTCCAAACACAGATATAAGGAATAACCTTAGATCTTTCAACATCTGACAATCATCATAACCTGCAGCAATAGCTCGGTTATTCATCATATGATTATCCCAGCTGCCAGTTCCTCTAGGATTATTTGTAGTTATAGTTCTAGGATCTACCCACCCCATTGGAGATGCCACTATAACATTTCCAAAGTTCTGAAGAATGCTCCAGTTAACTTTTTCTGCTGCTAGAGGTATAGATGCTCCAGACACAAGTCCCAAAGCTCTAAGGATATTGTAGTTTGTTCCTGAGCCACCATGCAAAGTTATTATAGCTTTAGATGAAATAGCTGAATCTGGAACAAGTAAAATTATCTTATGTGGGTGTACTCCACCATCTCTAAGATTTGGGATATTTACATTATAATATACAGTGCCAGGAGGTGCTCCAGAGATATTGGATATATAAGCAACTAATTTATTTATAGTCATTATGCTATCCTAGTTGCCTGTATGAAGCCATATCCTAAGACTGCAGAAGTGCATACACATGTGGAGTATACTCCAACTCCAGTATTTGTAGATACAGCAAATACTCTACTAGGTGTTGGGATTCTCATATTAGATGAAGGAACTGTGTTAGTTCTAACATTAGTAGAGATATACCCATCAGCAGGTAGTGAGGTTGATGTATTAACCATTGAAGACGCTGCAGATACTGAAGCTCCATTAGGGTTAATTACAGTATTGCCTGTAACCATCCATATGCCAGGAGTAAGTGTTAGGCCTATAATCAAAGTTACAGGAGTTACACCTGCTGATGGAGTCATTGTTTGAGGAGTACTGGAATCTCTGGTAGCAGATAACTGCTCTCCTATATACCCGGTAGCTGGCAATACTCCATCTGTTCTACCTTTTCCTTTGAACAAGGTAGTTACATCTAGAGTGCCTATAGTTAATGGATCAGCTACTGCAAAAGTCGCAGTAAGGTTTCCAGACCCATCAGTACCTGCTGTTATTGTAATAGTTCCAGACTGAATAAGAGCAGTGACTGCAGCAAATAAAGACTCCAAATCAGCAGCATTGCCAGATACTTCTGAAACCTTATCTGCTAATTGCTGTAAAGTAGTCTTCCTTATAGCAAGAGAGTCATCAGCATTAGTTTGATTAACTAACAGCTCATCAGTGCTATATAGTAAACCTATTGAATCTGCACTATGTACAGCATTAGCACTTGAAAATGCTGCAGGAGTCCATACACTAGGATCTGAACTAGAGTCATTTGGATTCCAAATACCACCCATGTTAATTACCTATCATGTCTGGAGGATTAGAAGTAAGTACAGATTGCCATTCTTCTAAAGCTAATCCCTTAAAAGTCTTAGCTTCTTCTAGTCTACCTGTACCAACTAGGACTATGGCAGCCGCTTCATGTACAATCAGGTATGGATGATTGATTGCAATCCAGGAAGAGTAATCTGCATCCACAATGCCAATTTTAGGTCTTTGGTAATACCCAAGGACTATATATTGAAATTGTGTATTAGATCTCATCTGGATAGAAGAGCCTGCCACATAACATACATTAGACTTAATATATCCATACTCATCTTTATAGTTTTCTGGAGATATTACTTCCAGCTTAGCTCCATCATTGTAAGCACTATCTGTAAGTCTAATGTATCTTAAGGCCCTAAATCTTTGTAACACAGTATCATTAGATACATCTATCTGTTGGGTGTAGCTAGCACTGCCAAAAGAGATAGATGTCTCCATAAGGTCATTTCTAAAGAACTCCTTAGAATGATACTTAAGAGTGGCTGACCGAACTGCAGATAAAGTTCTTGCTGTCAAGTCAGGGCGATTTGTTACAGTAGTAACTTCAGCCAGCAATTCGGTCAGAGTCATGATTTACTTCGAGAGTTGGGTGAGTTTATCTGCCAGGATATTAACTGCAGTAGCAGTGTCTCCAGAGCCGATAATCACAGATCCACTATCTTGAGTGGAGGTAGGATTGATTGAAGCAGCATTGGCAGTAGTGCCAAAGTTGGTCTGCAATGCCAATTCTGCCATGATCTCTTCACGAAGCTTAGCCTTAAGCTTAGCTTCAGGATCTTCCATGGTGGGATCAATATAAACCTCATTAGGATCTACATAGATCGTGGTATTTCCACCGTTGATAGCACGATCAAGTTCTTTGATCTTAAGCTTATCATCGGTAAAATACCGACCCTGCTTAAAGATACCAACTCCACCATCAGCAAAGATAAATTGCAGAGAGTTATTGCCAGTCTTATACAGACGATGAGAAAGCTCAGTCATGATGTTCCTTAGATGATACCGCTGGAAGGGCCAGCAAATGTGAATCTTTTAACTTTGATAAGTTCAGTAGCAGTTTCTGAATCTACATCAATGTTGCCATTTGAATCTGGAATAAGAGTTACCTCTTCTCCATCTCCTGAGATAACCTTAAGCTCAGAGATATAACCTACTGAACCTTCAAGTTTACCTAGAGGATTAACAGTCACTAATGACATAAATATCCTTTAATAGGGAGTTTTTAGGCTCCCTAGGTTTCTAACCATTAACCAGCTGCAGCTGCAGTAAAGTTATCTACAACGGCATTAGCCGGAGGATTCTTAACCACAGTAGTGACTTCAGTGGTAAGAGTTCCACCAATGGCATCGATACCATTATCCTGTGCCACATCGCCAGACTGATTGAATTCCTTACGTTGAGTCTTTCGACCGCCAAGATAAGCCAGCTTAAAACCATTGATATCAACAGCAATAGCCATCTTCATCCAGTCAGCATTGCTATTCAACAGTGGGTGTTCAACCATGTTGAAAGTACCACGAGCAATCTTGAACTGGGTAAACTGCAGACCGTAAGAAGTCTCGCCATTAACCATATAGTAGGTTGAATTCAACCGACCAATGTTATTGAGAACCTTACGAGCAGTTGCACCAACAAACAGTACTCTAGTATTAGCGCTTGCAGGATCAGTTACTTGGTTAAAGCACGGATCAAAGAAGCCTTCCAATTGAGTATAATTGGTAGTGGAACCTGCAGTATACACATTAGCTGCAGCATACGTCGGAGGATAGTATGCCAGAGTAGATGTGATATTAACCAAACCATCCATGGTACGGAAAGGTTGGCCATTCAGAGTTCCAGAACTCTTCTGCGAGAAGATGATAGCCTTCTCGATATCATTAGCTTGCAGCTTTGCACAATCACCACGATTTTCAGCGGTAATAGTGTCGCCAGCAATGACTTGAGTTGCAGCAGCAGATCCAGAAACTGCCCAGGTATTACGAATAATCTGGGTATAGTTAGTGATCTTAACAGGGTTAATGCTCAAAGCATTCGGACGCAGACTAGATTCTTCAAATGCAGTACCAACTTGGTAGCACAGCTGAGAGCTAGACATAGTGGCAGCAGTAGAGCCAATACCACGACTAACTTGAATCTGAGTTGCACTACTAACTGCAGTAACCATAAACTGCTCTTTAGTAGTTTGGTTGCGCATCATCATACCAGGAATAATATTCGTGGTAGACGATACAGTGATAGTGGTATCAGTGCTAAGTGCAGATGCACTCAGAGTAACCTGAGGGAAAATCATGGTCTTAGTGAAAAAACCATGCTCAGGTTGCAATGCAGTTTCTTCTCCAGCTTGCGAAGTCATCACAAACAGTGGAGCAGTACCATTAGGCATCAAGCGTGTAATAGCTTGTGCAAAACTTGGGACTATATAACTCTGGGTGCTTGATGCACTGGAAGTACTAAAAATGCCAGTAGACATTGTATTATCCTATTAAATGTTTAAGAATTACCTATTACAGGCACTTCCAGATATACGCAGTATCGCTAACCTTAGTTACCTCCACAAAAGAGATAACAAATCCAGGAAGAGTTGCACGCCCCTGCAACGTAATACCAGTATTTGCTACCCAAGTAGGATTAAAACTTGGTATAACACTAACCATAAAGTTAAAACTATCACCAGGAGACATATTGGGGGCAGCTGCAGTAATTTGTGCTGCAGTAGGAGTAGTGAAGTTGCGATTAGCAGTAATGCCAGTAATGCGGAAACAGCCACCGGAAATATCGTTAACTGTAAGAGTATAAGCAGCATCAGTTGCATAATCCACAGATCGGGTATTACCGAAAAACCCTTCACCTGGAACTGCAGCTCTTGCCAAGCCACCAGCATCTCGAACCATTACACGATCAAAAATTGACATGATATGCCTTATCCATTAACGTAAGAAGACCAATCGTCTGCAGGCTTTTGCTTAGCAGACTCAATAGGTTTTGGAGCAAACACATCAACTGCTGACATGAGAGCTTCTTGAGCTAGTTGTTGCAGTTCAGTAGGAGAAGCCTTAGGGTTTCTCATCTGAAGCTGACGAACAGTTTGGGAAATGAAAGGTTGGACAAGAGGATTATTAAACTTCTCAGTTAGGCTTCTCTCTGCTTGAATACGATCTTGTTCTGTGCGATTGTTAAAGGTCATTGCTTCCAAATGATCTTTAACTTGCTTCTCTGCCAACTTACTAGCTGCAACAACTGCCTGTTGATATACAGCACTAGAAGTAGCCTGAATAATATCGGCTAAAGCTTGTGCAGCTCCTTCTCCACCAGCAGTAATAGCTTGAAGTTTTTCAGCTGGGATAAGTTTAGAGAAATCAGCTTTTTGGGCTGCCTCAACTAACTTCTCTACCGGAAGAGTTTCTGCTACCTTAACTTCAAGACCTTCTCCATCCTTAGGAGGAGTCCACAGATCCTTAAACTTAGCAGTTGGATCAGAGTTTACTGGCGGAGTAACTGGAGGTGCTACTGGGGTTGTAGGCGGATACACTCCAGTAGCTGCATTAGGAGGAGTTTGCAGATTGTTCTGGTTTCCTTGTGGAATATGGTTTACGCCACCAGAACCAATCTTACCGAAAATTTTATCAATGAGAGACATGATTAACCTTGAGAAGTTTGGGAAAGTGCCTTGAAGGCTTGGGATTGATCTATCAGGAATTGTAATAGATCGATTTTGGATTTAATCTCAGCTTGGATTTGAGCAAACCTTACTGGATTCTTTTCATCATATAGATGATTAAGGAACTCTTGAGTATATGCCTTTATTTCCTCCTGGTAGTATTTTTCCACCTCATAAGGTAGAATTTTTCCATAGTTCTCTTGGGTTACCGGAGTAGCTCCGAACATCATATCAATTTCCTTTAGACATTAGTTGTGGAATTATCTTTTCAGCAGTTCTGCCTATAGTATATCCGCCTAGACCTAACTGAACTATATCCCACAATTTTAGGTATTCAGCTTCTGTAAGATTAGGAGCAGCCAATCCGAACCATCTGGCAACAATTAAGGCTGTAAAGGTAACCATAGTTAATGGTCTCCAATTACAGGTTAACCAGGACTCTGAATTAGCTTCAGCAACTATAACAGAAGTCTGAGCCTGAACTAATGCAAGAATTGCATCAAGTTTATTCTTATCTTCTTCCCCAGCATTAGGCCATATTTTGTTAATGGCAGTTTCTGCTAGGGAAGATATAGATGAAACTGGATCATTAGCCATCTATATCTCCGCTATTACTGTTGCATCTGGGAACCGCTAGAGGTTGCAGCTATATTAGTGCCAGAGCTAGGGTTTGCTACATTGGGATCGTATCCAAAATCTGCTGGTTTAGGCATAGGAGTTTGGAATGGTGATTGTTTCTGAATAGCCATTTGAGCTAACTGATTCCATTGGGATACAGCTTGTTCATATAACTGTTGAGGTTGAGATTTCTCAAAAGCACTAAGATCAACTTTCTCAAGTTTCATAATATAGGAGAACATTGGACCTATATTATAGGCTCCTGCTAGAACAGGACTAGATCCAATAACCTGCATTGCTGAAATTCTAGCTTCTGGAGACATTACCTTAGAAGTAGGTAACATACCATCAGTTATCTTGAAATTCAGTGATGCCTTACGAAGGGCAACTGGATCGAAAGAAGTAAACTTAGCTGCAGTTGGGGAATAAATATCTCCTGAAGGTTGGTATTGCAGAATGTTAAGCTTAATGCACTGCTTTAATGGAGTAAATACCTGAGCCTCCATATTAAGAGCAAGTCTCTGATCCTTAGATGTGGCGTTATTCATAACATCTTGCCACTGCGAATCAGTCTTATTACCTTTTACAAACTGTCCAGATCTTGCAGGATTAAGTCCATTAAGTTTATCAGCAAGTCCAATGAAAGTTTGGATTTCTGATAAGGCTACACTAGATTGATCATCCCTAAATGGAATCTGGTAGACTGCTTCAGATAATGGTTTACCAAATGCAGAAGGCCTAACAGGAATCTTTGCAGCAGGATTAGGATTGTTAATGTGCTTCTCATCAACCAGAGAAGGATTATATAATAATCTATCACTAACAGCTCTTCTACGAGAAGCTATTACTGAATTAAGCAAAGATGAAGCAATTTGTTGGAATGGTTTAGCATTCTCAGCTGTAGATTTAGTCTGATATCCCAACCCATCTTCGCTAGGTGCAGCAAAGAATACTGGAATCATATCATGTGCATTAGTTAACTTTTCAGCATATATGATATGTTGATGGTTAATAATGATTAGTTTCCACACTTGAGGAGTATTAGCTTCTGGTACAGCTAATTCAAACTCAGAGGGTAAGATTCGTATATATTCAGTGGAGACTTCATATACAGCTTTGTATTGAAAGTTTCCTTTAGATACTTGTTGAGCCAGACCTGCATAGGAGGACCAATCCTCCTGAGGAACTTTAAATCTATCTACAATTGCAGAGTAATTTAAAGATGGAAGATAGAAAGATGAGCCATAAGGAGTTGCTACTGAGGGTATAAGGGTAGTTGAGGACTCAAATGCTGCTTTCAGATTAGCATAAATAGCCTTATTCCCAAGATTTTTGACTAATTTTTTAAGTGCAATCTTGGATAGAAGACGTGTGTTGCCTGCATAAGTACCTTCTTTACATATATTTTTGGGATGCGGAATGGGATCAAAGTATGTATTATACATATCCCACGCATTTAAGGTATTACCTTGCCAATAGGCATCTATAGGTTTACCCTCAGTCTGAGAATATTCTAATTCTGTGGTGACTCCAGGTATAGTCTTAACATCCCACGAGCACTCTACAGCGGCTAGATTATATCTTGCACAGCTATAAAAGAATACCATTAACTCACTTACCCATCCAGAACTGATTGAATTTTCTTCTATAACTGCTTGGAATGCAGAAGCTTCTGCCATCTGCTCCGGCGGAGCTACAACACCCATGATTGGGTAATCTGATAAAAATACTGCAGCCTGATAGTTAACATAAGAGTCAACTTGAGGTGCAATAACTGGAAGCTCTACAGGCTGGTACTTTGTAAAGTCCCCATTGTTATTTGCTGCTTCTGCTTTACGCTTTTCAGCATCAAAAGATTGCTGTTCTCTAAGATAAGCTTTATCAATAGACTCCATTCTAGTCCTACGAGTAGATGTCATCTCAGTAGAACGACCAAGAGTCTTATGATAGGCAATGAATAATGCCTGGCTAGCTTCAGAAAGCCTAAAGATATTTTTAGCGGCCATGATTAGAATGCGCAGTTGTCTGCTTCAGTTAAAACAGGAATGTTTCTAGACTCTTCATCATCTAGAATCGTGGTCCTAGCTAAGAACTCAGCGTACTCTTTTGGTACTCTCTCAGCATAGGTTAATAAGTCCAGAATACCATCTGTATTATTAGTCTTTAAGGGGTTAAAAGGTACAATTTGTGAGGATACCTTAGGCATTTGACTGTGATGAACATAAATGTCCCCTTTCTGTAAAGACTTAAACATGCCAAGAATTCTAGTGTTTTTAGCTGCCCTACCTGAATAGATAGGTACAACATATACACTTATAATTCCTAGGTCTCTAAGTTGAGATTCTATCTCCTCCTTGAGCACATACTGATAGGCATTGGCTTCAACCACTATAAGATAACACTTATTTTTAAGTGCCATTGCTATACATTTCTTACCAGTATCTTTGAATGAAAATCTTCCTTCCTCAATCTCCATCCCTACTGGTTTTTCATCAAATAACTCAAAATATCCTATAGAGATTGCATCTGCATTAGACTTATCTGTTGCAGGGTCTACTATAACATAATTACCTTGATGAATATCTCCTTTTTCATAAGGACATCTGGGTAACTTTGTCAAATCTATTCTATCATTTACAGTGGCATTCTCATCATTTAGGACCTCTGCAAAGAAGATTTCCTTACGGCCAGCTATATAGTCATTCTGGAATTCAACTAATAACTGTTTTATTGGCTGTAAATCTTCCCATAAGGAGGTTCCATCTTCAAGGATGCCACCAGTTATAAACTTTATCCAGTTAGGATTATGCTTAATTCTTCTAAGCAAGCTCCATTTGGTTGGATACATGTTAGCAATGAAGATAAACAAGCAACCTTCTGGGCTTTTTGCCTTCATTGCAGTACCATACATCCAAGTTTCTAGCTTAAGGGATACTGGTTCTGAATCTGCATCCTCTCTAGTCTGAATATCATCAAAGATAATGATATCTGGACGTTCATTATTAAGAGTAATACCTCGAATATCTGCTTGGGCACCAACACCCATTAGAATTATGTCTCTTCCTCTAAAGGAAAAATTCTTTTTATCCTGCCTATCAGATAGGATTTTTAGTTTCCAGTTACCAAATACCTTAAGAATGTTAGGTTCAGATAACATTCCTGAGATATCAGCTATAATATTCTCTGCTTTGGAAGCTGTGCCAGCTATAATTAGGATAAATTTCTTATCCGTAAATAGTATGGCATAAAGAACAAATAACTTAATAACAGAAGTTTTTGCAAAACCTCGGGGAAGGCCTATGGCTAATTGAGAGAAATCTCTCTTCTTATGCACATAGGTCTTTAACCATGCCCAGATAGATAGAAATACCCTTGGGAATAGGTATTTATATACTAGAGGTAAGGCTAAGGCTGCTAACATATCTAAAGATTCTTTAGCAGCTAACTCTATCTCTTGAGTTCTTAATATAACCTGTCTAGGCTCTTGAGATACTTCTATGGATGGCCCTGAAGTATCTCCTAGTTTATCTGATAATTTAGACATACTTATCCATAGTTAACAGTCTAGGTTCCGTTCCGTCTCTACGCTTCGGGCTTAACCAGCCCAAGGTATCTTATAGAGTTGCTCGATAGTAAAGGGCATAAAATCAGCTTACGCAGATTTTACTCGCAAGCTCGACCCTTGACAATCTGCGCCTACTCTAACGCTACGCTTGTGCGGTCAACCCTTGCGCTTCGAGCCTACACTGGCGGCCTAGGAGATAATCTTAACCTCTTTTAGGGTTAAGATTCATGAGAGTAGACTTTATCATCTCCAGCCTAAGACGAGCTAGGTCCATATCTTTTTTAAGCGTAGGGGCATGGATAACTTTCTTCTCTGCTTCCTTCATTGCGCGCAAAGTCTTAAGTATTTCCAGATGATCCGTCATTGAGAAGTTTGACATTTCTATTTCCTTCCAAGGTTGCCAGTGCTAGCTTTTCTACTGCCCCGGACTGTATAGGTACTAAGGTCTTATCCCCAGTAGCTATAACTTGATTGTTTACGTTAAGTGTGAAAGAGTTTATTGCTATGGCCGGCAAGGTTATGGAAGCATGTTCCCCAGTTTGAGAAATTGGATCTACTGGAATAACTTCTCTTCCTCTGGCCGCCACCACTCTATGTAAGATACCTGCTAACTTAACAGGATCCATACACATTCCCACATACATCTCTATCTGTTTGAGAATCTTATCCTCAATCCGATCGTATGTATTCGCTTTAACTATAGCCTTTTCTACCTTACCACTTCTTTTCTCAGCTAGGGCTAGTGCGAATTTCTCTTCTTTAAGTAACTGTGACACATAGCTAGGAGAGACTCCAGCAGATTGTGCAGCTAGCTCTTGAGAAAGTCCGTGGGAAAGCAGGTTTAAGACAACCTGTGCCGGCCCAGAAAAAGATGTTGTTAGGTCAGACATGGTTTAGGCTTTGGTTTTGGCGTATGCTACCATAATAAGGAAAAGTGGGGATCTTGTGGCCAGGGATTAGGCTAGGTACCTTTCTACCATCTAACTCCTTTCTGTCATCTATCTCCTTTTATCCTAACTTCTATATCTAGGCTAGGTCTAGGGAGACGGTAAAAAATTTAGAAAATTTGGGGTAGTTCTTTAGGATAGCCCAGGCTAGGCTAGCCCAAAAAGTCCCATCCCCTGGCCTGGTTTAAGTATATTCGGATATCTAGATATAGGAAGATAGAAATATAGGCATAGATGGATATAAGCATATGGGAATATAGGCAGGTGGATAGGTAGGGATATAAGGATGGAAGGATATAAGGATATGGTTATATAAGGATATAGGAATATGATTAGATATGTATATGGTTAGATATGGATATGGATTCTTTTTAGAGGTCTAGGGAGTTTTTTAGTTTTAGGCTGTAGTTGTAAGGTTCGTGTAAGCGGTTCTGGGAGACAATAGAGGCATCGGTTAGGTTTTAGGTTAGATGAGAGATAGGAGATAGACATGAGCAAGGCGAAGAATTCTTGGCGGTTTGAGTGGCTGGATGATAATAGGAATACTATCCGGGCGCTGTTCTGGTGCAAGTTCTATGCACCTGAGGCAATCTGCAAGGACATTCAACATGGCGTTGCCCTAGGATACCTTCAGGAGGTTGATTGCTGGGCGATTGCCCGGGCTTCTAAGGAACTCCGGGAACAGGTAGGATTCTAAGATAAATGTTGTCCGGCCTAGGAAACTAGGCTAGAATATAGACTTAGGTTAGAGGTTAGCAGTTAACTAGGAATCGGAGATATATCATGGCAAGAATCATCAAGCGGATTCAGGTTTGCACTTTTCAGGAAGCGATTAAGGCTAATTGTGAGGACTTGGGGGAAGTTATCATCAGGTATAATTCAGAATATAAAGAGTACTCCGTGACTCCGTCTTGGTACAAAGACGGGACATATTTCACAGATTATAAGCCCGATGCGTATGCATCAGCTCAGGCAATAGTTAACGGGGTAAGAAATACTTATGGACTAAAATCTATATCTTTCTAACCTTTTATCTCCCTTCTCTAAAGATAACCTAAGGGTTATCTAGAAAATGCCTAGGTTTAACCTTGGGTATTTTCTAGGCGATCCTGCCTATTTTCCCTTAATCCTTAATCCTCTTCGGAGAATAAACCATGTCTTCTATTTCCAATCGTCACCAGGTTGTTAAGTTTATCGCTGGCGAGACTAAGGCGTTTTCTGGCCAGAGATTATCTCATATTTCTTACAAGAGCTCCAAAAGGCAGAAAGCGAAGTTTGAAAACCACTGTGTCTCTGTTCCGGTTTTCGAAACTGCAGATATTATTTCTGCGGTTTCCCGGGGATTCTTTGTTTCAGGAATCCGTGAATTCATTGAAAATTCTCAAAAGGATTTGATTAAGGCGCTTTTCGAAGCTTCTAGTGGTCTTTTGTCTTCCGTTTCGGATGAAGAGATTTCTTTGGAATCAGTGGAAAAATTCCTGCTCGCCAAGAATTCTGATTCTGCTTTCGGGAAGGATACAATTTCTGCCTGGTTCGATTCTCATGTAAAAGATAATCTGACTGTTATTCTTTGCGATAAGTTCTCGACTGAAGACACGGAAGCGGAAATTATTATTAAAATGCTTAATCTTTACAAAGCTGTTCTCTGTTTGGCTGCAGATAAAGATTTTGTGCCTGCCGAGAAACAATTGACTATTTTCCAGAATTCCTTGAAATTCGCAGAGGACTACTGGGTTACGAAAAAGATGCAAGGTTTTCTTGATTCTTGGATTGAGAAAATTAACGCGCAGAAAGATTTGATGGAAGAAATTTCTGCGCTGTGATTTTTTAGGCTGGGTTTGAATCTAGCTTAGGAATTTCTCTAGGCTAGATTTTCTGTAGGATGGCAGGCAGTCGGGGACGCAGGCAGTGATCCTGTTTTAGGCTGTCTGCCTTTTGCCTAACTGCCTGGACCATTTTTCAGGGCCCTCCACCCCTCCCCCATGGGGCCCTAACCGCTATTTTATCTCCACACTTTACCTTATCTATGTTTCTTACCTTATCTATATCTATTTCATATCTCTATGGGGGAGATTAAAAAGTTAAAGTCTAGCTAAAAAAGACTAAAATTAGTAAAAATTGAATTAAAATCTAAATTTAAAGTAGGGGTATATATGTAAGAAAGAGGTTCAGCTATAGAATAACCCTTATATAGATATATTACCCTAGATAGATATAATACCCTTATGTATGATGGTAGTAGATCATACATAGGCTAGGTAAGGTAGGGAGATTAGGTAATATATCTATGTTAGGTAGCTCCCATGCACGCATGGGGCAGGGGCAGGGCATAGGGCGGGCCGGGGTTGACCTCAGGCAGTTAGTCCTGTAGGATGGCATCCTGGCGGGTCAATAGGCGCACTGCCTACCATCCTGCCCCTATAGGCCGTAACCGATCAAATTAACCACTGAAAGAGAGAAACAATCATGGAATCCCAAGAAAATATAATCCTTAGTCTTGAAGCTAGGTTGGAAATGAACAATCTATTCAGGCTAAAGTGGTCTGAATCCTGCGCCGAGTTAAGGCTTGCAAAATCCCAGACTTGGGAAAATTCCGGAAAATTCTGCCCTAAAGCAGAATGGCCAAAGTTTCAGGTTAGAATGGTAATTGAGGCAGAGAACAAAGTTAGCTACTGGGATAAGCTTAGCAAGGAAGTCTTTAAATACTATCCGCATGCGGCAGAGTTTGATAAGTTGTAATACTTAACCTAAAGTGAAAGAGAAAGAATCATGAATAATACCCAAGAATTTAACATCCCTCAGTCCCCAAATGATAAGCCGAGAGAAATTATTAAGGTAAAAATCTCAGACTTCCTTGAGTTTTACGGGGATCGGTTACATCGGGCATTATGCATACAATTCATGGTATTTATTGGAAATAAGATTGATTTATCCGTAGCTATAATCAACCTTAAGGGTCAACCAAGGGGGGATAATCCTATGCATACTTGGCTCATGGATTATTATAAACCGGAACATAAGGCTAAACATTTCCAAGAATACTTGAAATCAGCATATATTTATAGCTATGCAAAGCATTCCACCGCAGTTAAAAATAAGGTAGGCACTAGTTATCTAGCTTCAATAGATGATACAGGAAGCAAGCATAGGGAAGATTTTATAAATTCCTACCTTATTCCCCTAACCCAGTCCCCAAAAACGGATATTGTAGAGCTAGAAGTTTGGGATATAGCTCAGCTCGATCTGCAAAACTAGTAACTCTTAACTCCCAGTCCCTATCATGAAATACTCTGATATTGAAGCATTCTGGTTTTGCCTTGATTCACCCATACAGATACCTTGTGAGTTTGAGCCCGTACAGTTTTTAGCCGATCAGATATATAGCCCTCTAACCCCACTATGGGAGTTCAAACCAGAGTTAATTAAAGCCTATATATGGTTTACTGTAGGTAATGAAGATGGCGCAAGATTCTTCCTTCATGGGCATTGAATCTATCCCATAACCCCGAATTCTTTAATTGCCATTAACCTAATGATGGCAATTGAGGCAATTCTGCCTAGTTAGCGAAAGAATCATTATGTATTTCCAGTCTGAAATTCCCTCTAATCGGATCAACACTGGCACTAAGGAAGATCCTATTATCATCACTGTTCGGGCATACGAGGACAACCGGCAAAAATCTGCCTCTGCCTATCGCCTAGCATCGAATCGTGAATGGAATTCCCGATACGATAATGGCAAGACTGCTAGGAAGCGCAGGAATCAAGCTAAGCGGGCATAAGCCTAGACCTAGCCTAGAATAACCCAAGACCCAGAAATTTCTGGGTTTTTTCGTTTCTAGACCTAGACCTAGACCTAGACCTAGACCTAGACCTAGACCTAGACGGCCCTCCGATCTAGTGATATTTATCTCTCTTTCCACCTAATCTTCCAATATCCATCTATGAAAATAATCTCTTATCGTTGGCCTTATAAAGCCGAGTTCCAAGGTAAGACCCTAATTGCCTATTCTCCAAAAAGACCTAACTCTTGCAAGGGTTGTCATTTGGAATTTAATCTAAGTTTCGATGAATGCTATAAGCTAGCGGAACTATTAGAAGGAATGCCTACCTGCGCTTCCATGAAAGCCATAAAGCATCCGACAGCTAGTAATTATATCTGGTTAGCAGAGGAAAAAATTCAAGGCATATCTCAGAATCAAGAGAATCCTAAATCTTCCCAAGCCTCACAATCCCCTAAAACCTAATCTTATGACTGCCTCAAAAACCCCCAAGACCGAAAAGACTTATCGTCCATATCTTACCGAGCCGGAGATCACATATCTCCAAAATCTTCTCTTCTCTCAAAAAGAAGATAGTCAAGACCTGAAACTTATCAATTCCTCAGTCCTGCTTAAACTCCGAAAGCTAACATGGTCAATCTCTGAAGGTATAGCTAAACCGGCCTCAGTTTCTCCCCAATTAACAAAGGTAGAGATGCTTAACTCCCTATATGAAAAAGGAGAACTAGATATAAATTCTCTTAACCTTGAGGATAAAATGACCATGTTTGAATATAGGGAAAAGCATAAGCTTATCACCGCAGAGGAGCGGAAAGTATATCTTACATTCTTGATCTAAGACTAAAGGAGAATATCGTGGCAGAAGCTATTAAATTTCCACTCTTAACATACACAAAATTTAACCCAGCTACAGGAGAAGCTACAAATATTACTATACTCCCAAAAGTATCAGACTACTTTAATCTTCCATCTTGTGTAGGTTGCATCTTTCATAAAGATGTTAAAGGCTGCAATAGATTTAGAGATAGTCTAGCTAATTCAGTAAACACAGAGACAAGGAAACTACACTTATGCCACCTTAACGGACTAGTGTTTACTGAATTCCATGAAACTGGACTAGAACCTCAAAAACCTAACTCTATCCCATGCCAACCGTTTAAATATATCTGAAAGTATCCACATGTATATCTCACCTGAAGTATTAGTTATTATCACATCAAGCCTTATAAGCTTTATATTTGCTACCATAGCCTGCTGGAAGCTAGATTTATTCGAACCAGATAACTCTGGAATTTCAACTGCCATGATAATTCTCATGTACTCTCTTATGTGGGTAATCCCAACACTAGTAACTATTATTTTTTATCTTCTCCACAAGGACTAGTCATGACTAACCAAAAATCTGATAAATCCTCAAAATTCTATGATGAACCTTATCTTTCCAAGAAAGAGACAATCTTCTGGTCCTTATTCTGTATAATTATCTCCTGGATTCCAGAATTTACAGTTATAACTCTTATCTCTCTAGTCCTAGGATATCTAGCAGGAATAGGTTTTTAGCCGATCTCCGATCTCATATCTTTCTTTAACCCTTGAAAGCTTGCCATGAAATATATCTGCCCCTTGTCCTCAATCGAGGTTGAAACAAACTATTTCTCTAACCTCTCCACTTCCTCAAGGGAACTGCTTCATCCAATATTCTATCTTCCTCAAAAAACTCTCTTAGCCCAAACAGCTAACTTTGCAAAGGGTAATTTTTCAGACACAGAAACCTATCTCCTATTCCTAGCCCTGCTAAGGTCTTCCAAGCTTATCCATTTTAGATCCTCTGCTTTCCCATCAGATGATACAATTTCCACCATATATAACAGCTATGAGAAACTGATAAAAATTCTCATAAGGATCTCCACAGTTCCAGAGGTGGAAAAAATCTTCCCTGTAATTTCCATAAATCCGGACACCAAAGACTTAACCCATGCTCCGGTTTGGATCTCCCTGTGGGAAGATTCTTACAAAAAATGGACTGAAGGATATAAATTCTCCTCTAACTTTAAGGAACTCGATATACGAGAACGAGCCTTAGAAAGAATGATAAGGAATCCTCATAACAAACCTACAGATTATATCTCTCAGGTAGCTTCATGGGCCGCAATGGCTGGGGCTTTTCCCACATTTAACCTAGAACACCCTAAAACTAAAAAGACCATAACCCTAGCTGATTACTGGGTAGAGCTGATTAAAAACTCAGTCCATCCATTAAAAGTATGGGATATTCCAGAGAAGGATCTCAAAGAGCTTAGAGAACATTGCTGGGAAAAGATTGAGCCCGGAACTTTATTTTCTAAAGCCCTATTCTCTGCAATTGAACAAGCAGTAGAATCTCAGAAAAATTGGAAAGGTCTTGGAGATATAAATGTAGCCACTAATTTTAAAATCCTATCTCAGTCTGAGTCTTCTGCAACAGTAGAGGTTAAAAACCTGACTGCAATTGCAGCGGCCGCACCAGATAAGGAACCAAAGAGAGAAGATTATATCAAAAACATAGATTATCTTAGAGCTAAGCTTGCATGGCAGCAAGCAGCTAAAAGTAATTAACCTTTTCCGTCTCCCGTCTCCCGTCTCCGGCCCTCCTAGAAAGTTTTAATCATGACTTCAACTAACTCTCCCAAGAAAAAATCTTATACTTTTCTTCCTAAGCATCTTAGGCCTACCCCAAGAAATATTCCTGACTCAAACCCAGATCCAAAAAGACTTAGTCCTTCATCAGAACTCCAGCTATCTCTTTTCCAAATAGTCTTTGACCATAATGTATCTGCACAAACATTAGTTGTGGAAAACTCTTCCAAAAAGCTTATCAATGCAGAACGATCTGGACCAAAGATTGAGGGTAAAAGCCTGGTTTCTGTAATGGCAACACATTGGAGACTTAGCGAAGAGCTAGAAAATGCTTGCGGAAAACAAGGTGTATTTATCTTAAAAGTTTGGACTAGAGAGCATTATCTTGCAGCCCCAAAAGCTAACCTTAAATCAGGTAAGTTTGTAACTCATACCGGAGGACAACAATCCTGGTCTGATTATATGTTTCTAGATGGAATCCCTTATAAGATCCGAGAAAAGAAAGCACCTTATGATCCAGAAAATAAATCTCCCTCTGTAATTCTTTCTTTCCGTAAGCATCCGGCGCTTCCAATAGGGTATGTGTTAGTCAAAAGCTATACATTCTCTGGAAACACAATTTGATAATTGCCCCTTAACCTTAACTTTTACCAATCATGGCCACTTACTCTAAAGATCATCTTGCAGCCTTGCTTTCTAAGCTTGGAACCAAAAACGTAGACAATCCTTTTAAGCAGGAAACACCTAAGCCGGAAAAATCTCTGGCCTCAGTAACTCCTATTCCTGAAAATTCTATCCAAGTTCTGGATAAATACGGTAATACAATTACCCTTAATGAGAAACAATCAACCGCAGTTTCTTATGCTGCTGCCGGAAAATCCTTTGTCCTAATCGGTGCAGCAGGTACAGGTAAAACTACTTGTCAGGGTGCATCTGTTCAAGCCATTATTCAAAATGGCCATGCAAGAATCCTTACAGATGTTTTTGGTCATAAGCATCTAAAGAAAGGTGCCCCAGGAATTGCTATTGTTGCTTTCACTAGGCGAGCAGTTAATAACATCAAGAAAGCTCTTCCAGAACACCTTAAAGATTGTTGCATGACTATTCATAAGCTTTTGCAATATTCTCCTGTGAAGGAAGATTATGAGACAGCGGACGGAGAGACTAAAACAAAAATGACTTTCCAGCCAACATATACGGCAGATAATCCTTTGCCGCCTTCTCTTCAGTGGATTATCTATGAAGAATCTTCAATGGTAGGAACTGACTTGTATAAGCGAGTCCAAGAAGCCATGCCTCATATTCATAGAGAAATCTTTCTTGGAGACTTGCAACAGCTTCCACCAGTTTTTGGTCCTGCAGTTCTAGGCTTTAAGCTTCTAGATTTGCCATGCGTAGAACTCACAGAAGTTTATCGTCAGGCTTTGGAATCTCCTATCCTGTCTCTAGCTTGGAAAGTTCTCAGAGGTGAAGATATGCCTCATTCCGAGTTCGATAATCTTTCTGTAGCTGGAAAACTTAAACTCCACGCATGGAAGAAAAAACTATCTGCGGAGGATGCGGTCACTCAGATTGCCCTATTCTTTAAGAAAGCTTACCAAGCTGGAACATATATTCCCAGCCGAGATATGATCCTAATGGCCCAGAATGTAAAATTTGGGACTCTGGAGCTTAATAAGTTCATAGCCACCTATATTGCCAAAGATACAGAATCTGAGGTTTTCGAGGTAGTCTCTGGAAGATTTAAACAATACTTCAGAGTAGGTGAGATTATCATGGTGGATAAGGAAGATGCTGAGATTGTAGATATCCAGCCTAATCCTAAGTACTTTGGTAAGCCTGCACAACCCTCATCAAAACAACTAAACTATTGGGGACAACTAGCAGAAGATCATGTGGAAACTTCACTAACCCAAGAAGCAGATTTTGAACTATCTGCAGATGATATTGATTCCCTGCTGGCAAAAGTGGAAGCTATGGGTGGAGATTCTGAAGAGAGAGTTAACCAAGCTTCCCACGTAATCCGAGTCAGGTATCCAGACAGAGATTATGAAGAAGATATTTCAGATTCCGGATCAATAAATGCAATTCTTCTAGGCTATGCTCTAACTGTGCATAAGGCGCAAGGCTCAGAATGGGAGAATGTATTCTTTGTTTCTCATGGGTCTAATGGAAGAATGCTTCAACGAGAACTTCTATATACTGCAGTAACTCGGGCTAAGGATTCTCTATATGTAGTCTGTGAACCTGATATGCTGCAAAAAGCAGTAAAGTCTCAGATTATTAAGGGTAACACCTTGGCAGAGAAAGCAGAATTCTTTAAGGGTAAGAAAGATAAGATAGCTGAAATGAATAATTAACTAAGCCGGCACGAGGGGGTTGACATGGCCTGCTGATCCCCTTATACTGCATTCATCGGTTAACGCTTTGCACCGATTCACAAAGCAAAGCAAACAAAACTTCTCTCTGGAAACTATCATGACTGAACAGATTAACATCAAGCCTGACCTGACCGATTCGCGGGAAATTAGCTTCCGTTTCCGCAAGGATAAGCTGGGCGCAAAACGTGAAGCTATTTCTCTGGTTGTTGGAGTTCCTAGCGTTGCTGGCATTGTTACCATCCTGCAAGAAAAGGATTCTGATCCTAAGGCTGCAAAAGCTTGGGAACTGATCCAAGAAGCTTTGCTGGATAAGATTTTTGCAGCAGGTCAAGCCATTATCGGTGACGATGAAAAGGCACAGCTGACTTCGCAAAACTTCCCGATTGATAAGCTTACCTGGGAAGCTATTGCCAACCAACCTAAGGCTGATCGTCGTGTTGCAATTCCTGAAGAATTGTGGGCAGAGTTCAATCAGGAATACATTAAGGTTATGCCCGGCCTTACTGGAAAGACTGATGCTCAAGTTAGCTTGGCAGCTCAAGTCTTTATCAAGAAGCTGGTTCCGGCCCGTGGAGATGTTAAGGCTTTGACTACTCTGCAAAGCCAACTGGCAATCTTTAGCTCTTCTCCTCGTGCAGAAGAATTTGAAGATATTATCGGTTTCCTGAGCCGTCGTGTAGATACTTACATGGCTGAAGCTAAGGGCACTGATCTGGGCGCTCTGTAATAAGTCCACAAGACTTAACCAAGAAGGAACCTCAAAAGGGTTCCTTTTTTATTGCCTGTTGATTATAGGTAAGAGGGTTAAATTTTAACTACCCAAAACCATTTTACCTATGACCTGTCATGCAAAATACTCCAGACCATCCACCATATTCTTTAGTATGGAAAACAATAAAGAAGGCAGGATCTGTAGATATACAGGCTGACCCTAAGATTCATAAAAGAATTAAAAAAGCAGTTATTAAGAAGAAAAACGAGGATCTTATCTATGCCATGAACCTAAGAGATCAGGCGCAGTATTCTAAGCTTGTAATATCTTCAGCCGGCTGGATATTATCTTTTAGGCTTAAAACATTCACCATAGACCTAATCCTAGAACGATCTCTAGGTAATCTGTAGAAAGAACTATCATGGACTCCAGAAAATATGATTCAGTAAGTGAGACTTTTACCATCTTTGGGGAAGTTGTAGCAGAAACCGAGAAAGCCATTCTATTTAAGCCGGCCCCAAAGATAGTCCAAGAAGCGTCCGGAGGTCATTGCTATAAGAATAACGATTACAAGCAAGAATGGTTTCCAAAGAAGCAAGTGGTAAATATTGATTATGGGTTTAAGGATGAAGAGAATCCGGATAACTCAGAACTCGGATTTATCATAGTCAAGGAATGGATTCTTTCAGTTAAAGGAATTGTCTAATGCAAGTAGAACTTTTGCAAGAAGAGATTGCCAAACTTGAAGAGCTTATGCTAGCAAAGCGCCCAGAAATGGGAGAAGCATTGGCAAGAATCCATCAAACTCTTCAGACATATCCAGAGAATGTAACTCTACTTAAGCCTGAAGAAGTTGGAATCGTGATCCGTAGCCTGACTGAGGTATCCCAGATTGAGCTAGTTAAACGAGCAGTCTCTAGCTCTAAAGGCACCAAAGCACTAAAAGCTCAGCTAGGTGGATTGTGATAAGTCTAAAAGCTAGAGTTGCTATAATGGCCCTAGCTAATAACTTATTCTCTCTTGACCTAAAAAAGTTCTCAGATTGGCTAGGACTAGACTTTGTAAAGCCATATGAGGGCAAGACAAACAAGATCAGAAAAGAATTAGTTTTAGCTATACTTGAGCAAGCGCCAGATGAATGGTATTCTAGAGATTGGGTAACAGTATGTCAGAACCTGATATGGATTTCGAGTCTTTCCTCAACGGAACAGTTGAACCTAGCAAAGGAAATTGGTCAGAACCAGGATATGAAGGATCAATTGATTACCGGATTCGGCAATTATCCTACTCAGGTCTTGAGACATTCCACACCTGCCCAAGAAAATTTGAACTCTACAGAAAGCGTGCAAAAGCCTCAGCAGAGTCAATCGAATCTTCAATTACATTCAGCTTTGGCCATGTTGTTGGACAAGGCATCCAAGAAGCCCTAAAAGGAACAAGCTATGAACAATTCTTGTTTATGGCCATGCTTACTTGGAAACCGCCTCTATTTGCAAAAGATGAGAAACGGAATAAATCTTTTTGGTTAGCATTGCAGGCAGTTAAAAAGTTTTATGCTTTAAGATCAACTTTGCTAGAGGACTATGAGCTAGTTTACTATAATGGGAAACCATCTTGTGAGCTTTCAGCTTGTGTAATTCTTCCAGATGGATTTAGGTATAGGCTATACATTGACGCGGTTTTGAGGAATATAAAAACATCGGAGGTTATGGTCCTTGAGTGTAAGACCACAGGATCTAGAAGCCTAAACCCAGCGATGTATAAGAATTCTAATCAAGGAGTAGGCTATGCAATTATTATTGACAGCTTGTTTCCTGGTCTAGGTTCTTATCAAGTTCTATATCTTCCATATTCAACTGCAACAGAGACATTCACACCTTTTCCATTCTTCAAGACAAACCTAGACCGAGCTTTGTGGCTTAACGATCTGATCACAGATATTAGAGTTATCCAGATATATGAGGAAAACTCTGTGTATCCTAGGCGAGGTGGATCTTGTTTTAACTACAATAGAGAGTGTGAGTTTTTTAACACTTGTGACATGAGTAACTCATACCTTGTCAAACCTTGCAGTGAAGAGCACGAAGATAAAACTACCTACGATATCTACATCGATTTTGAGACTTTAGTGGCAGCCCAGTTAGGAGATTCAGAATGAAACTTTCAGTCAAGTCAGCTAGCAAGAGTCATAAGGTTCTGTTATTCGGTCCTCCTAAGTGTGGAAAGACAGAACTAGCTGGGCGCCTAGCAGAACGATTCAATCTCAAATGGATTGATATGGAATCTGGAGTAGATACTCTACTTAAGCTTCCAGAAGAGTGGAAAGAAAAGATTGAAGTTATCTCTCTTCCAGATAACCGATCCAATCCTATTGGCATTGAAACTTCACTGAAGCTTATCAAAGGTGGTAAGTTAGATATTTGTGAATCTCATGGCCGGGTTGGATGTGCTATCTGTCGCAAGGAAGAAGCTTCATTCATCACTGATCTAGATATGTCAGTTGCAGATCCTGATACAATCTGGGTTTTTGATTCTCTTACTCAGCTAACTAATTCAGCCATTAGTCAGATTACCAAGAACTGCTCTGATGATTATAAGATGCAGTTTGATGATTGGGGAAACCTAGGTAAGCTAATGGACATTTTCCTATCTCATGTGCAGACTTCAAAAGCAAACATAGTCTGTATCTCACATGAGTCTGAGGTAGAGCTTGAAGATGGCTCTATTAAGGTAGTCCCAACTGCAGGAACTAGAAACTTCTCAAGAAACACTGCGAAGTATTTTGATGAGGTTTACTACCTAACAGTTGAGAATGGTAAGCATAGGGTTGTGTCTTCAACTACTGCTAGGCCTAAAGTTCTAACTGGATCTAGGCATGGGATTAAGACTGAGCTTCAGGATTCACCTTCACTGATCCCAATTTTCACAGGTGAGATCAAAGCAGAAAATGTCATGACTGCTAATTCACCAGGATCTAATGCTTTGGCAAATCTTCTTAAAGGAGTTAAAAAGTGACTAATTATTTCTTCTCAGATGCTGAGATAAAGAAAGTTCTTGATCATAAACTGGGCATCAAGATTGTAGCTTTCTGCGGAAAGTCTGGAGTAGGTAAGGATTTTGGTGCGGATTTTGTGGTAAGCTACATGAGAAATTATACTTATATAAGATGCTACAAGGAATCTTTTGCAACTACGTTGAAGAAGGCTGCAAGCTCCCTTATACCAAGTATGGCTAGGTTAGATTTTTATAGTCAGGCAAAAAAGAATTTACCTGGGACAGAACTATTTGGAAAGACACCTAAAGAATTCTTGCAATTTCTGGGAACTGACCTTGTACGAAAACATCTTCACCCTGATTTTTGGGTTGCCTCTATGGCACAATCTCTAAAGGAACTGACCGGACATTCTTATGCAACAGTGGTAATTTCAGACCTACGATTCCAGAATGAATATGACTGGGTAATCAGTCAAGGTGGAATTATTATTCATGTAACCCGTGATGTGGAAGAAGTTGGTATTAAGGGCCATATTTCCGATGCAACGGATAATCTAGACTTTCATTGTAAGGAGAGAACTTTCCATGTAGACAACAACGACATTCCATACAAATACAAAGAAGCCGTATTAGAAATTGCTTCTAACTACCTCAAGAACTAATAGGATTACTAGGAATTATCATGGACATGAATAGCATTGAATCTCTGCTGAATGGCACTCTGGACGATCTGGCTGATAAGCCTAGCTGGTCTGTATTCCCTACTGGTGCCCATCTTTGCACACTGTCGATGGAACTGAAAACTGTTGAAGTTGCTGTCAAAGATCAAGCTGGGAATGCAACTGCTTCCAAGGTTAAGGCAACTGCAGTTAAGGTTTCTTTCAAGGCAATTCAGACTCTGGAACTCAAGAATCCGAGTGAAGATAAGCCACTGAATGCTGGTGATGCTAACTCTGTAGACTTGTTCTTCAATCATCCTTCTGAAGTTCTTTCCAAGAATGGTCAGGGAACTTTCAAGATGATTGCTGGGGTTCTTAATGAACGATTCGGACTCCGTAGCAATATGGATGTGATTAACCAGACCAAGGATATTGAGGTTGTTCTGGCATGTGTTAAGCGTGTTTACAAGGACAAGTCAACTGGTGAACTTCGCGAGAGCATGAACATTGAGCAGATTGCACTGGCTTAAATATTAGGCCATAGAGGATTGACTGTAGAATAACTATCTACCTTAGTCCTTTTTACCTAATATTTATTATCCCGGTATGGTGAAATAGGTAGACACATCGGACTTAAAATCCGCCGCTTTTAATTAAGCATACCAGTTCGAGTCTGGTTACCGGGACCACTCTGCCATTAGCTCAGTTGGATAGAGCAATTGCCTTCTAAGCAATAGGTCAGTAGTTCGAATCTACTATGGCAGGCCACTTTTACTAGGAGAGACCATGACACCTAATCAACAGAAGCAGAGAATTCTTAGCTACACCTTGTTCAGACTTATTGGAGGAAGAGTTAATTTATCCTTTGGTGATTGGTTAGCACTAGTTGATCCTAAAGTATCTGTGGAGTTAGAACTAGCAGAAGACAACAAAGATTTTAAGCTTGCACTAGCTATGAACCAGTATATAGATGCAGCCTATAATCTAGAGAACCAACTTAGAAAAGAGTTAGCAAGAATGAAAGAACACACACAAAGTCTGAAGAGTCCTAATACTCCAGATACAAAGTAACATTTCTTGGGCCGTTAATTCAAAGGTTAGAATAGACGACTCATAATCGTTCAATCTGGGTTCGAGTCCCAGGCGGCCTACCAATAACTTATAGGTGACTTATGTCCACAAAGCCTTCTAGCATTCTTAGCTTTTATGCCCTTGGCAAACTACTTGGGGTTAAAGTCTCAAGAGAGTATCCTGAACTGTCTCCTAAATTGCAGGAAAAGCTCAGAATCTTTGAAGCTGCAAGACTGGATCTTGTAAAGCATATTAGCGAAGAATTGCAGGAACATCATGGCCGGAATGGACTTTAAAGCTCTAGCTGCTAGAGTAGCAGAATTAAAAAAACAAGCACAGCCCTCTAGTCTAGATGTAAAGTCTAGTCAGAGGGTTTTCTTTCTTGGATCTCCAGAAGATCAAGGATACCTTTTTGCACTAAAGCAGTGTCTTAAGGGATGGACTTGTGATTTTTCTCTGGCTGCCTATGCTGGAAATAGTGGCTTCACTAGCTTTATGATGTTCCTGAAAAATAAGGGATATTCTAAAGTTATCTCAACTAGATCTGATCTCCTAGCCGATCTGGTTAACCTAGAAGGAAACCTAGGAGATATAACCCCATCTATAAATAACTATGCTGGATCTTTATTCACTCGATCTGGCATGGAAGTTTTATTTGTAGATCCTTTACCACAGATGAGGTCAAAGTCTTATGGAAGATTCCTCACAGAAAGATTTATCAGCAAGTTCACTGAAGAATCCAAATGGGATAATCCAACCAAGTTTAATTGGTCTCTTGTACAGACTGAGCGGGAGTTGGTGGAGTTTCTAGATCTTGCAGATAGAAGTATTCTTGCTTCAACTGACATTGAAACCAAGCGTCACAATCTTGCTATTGATTGTTTTTCCTATACATTCTATTATATTCTGCAGGATGGCCTTAAAAAGACTGTAGAATCCAAGACATTGGTAATAGAGTTAAAGGATGAATGGTCATATGAGGCAATGCGTAGGCTTGGAAACACTAAAGTCTCCAAGATTCTACAAAATGGTAAATACGATAACGCATACTACCTTAGGTTTAACTGCCCGATCCGTAACTGGTTTTGGGACACAGCACACTTCTTCCATGCTTGGCTATCAGAAATGCCAAAGGATCTAGGATTCCTAAATGCATTCTTTCTGAGGAATGTTATTTATTGGAAAGACTTATCCGAGTCAGGAGATAGGCAAGATTACCTAAGGTATAATGCATTAGATTCTTGGGCAACTGGAAACATTATGATGCAGATGTTACTAGAAGCTCCAGCCTGGGCAAAGAAAAACTACTTCCTAAAATTCCCAAAAGTATTCCCATCATTATTATCCGAGATGACTGGAATTCCTAGGGATCAGGAAAAGCTTAAGCATGAAAGAGCTATAGCACTAGAGGCAGAGGAAAAAGCTCTTACAGTTCTTAGGACAATGGTAGGTAACTCAGAGTTTAAGCCTACTAGCCATGTACATGTTAAAAAACTAATGTGTATCATGGGAGCCCCAGAACTATCTGATTCCTCGGATGAAAAAACTCTGAAAAGATTCGCATTCAAGCATCCATTAAACGCCTTAGTTGTTGAACAGATTCTCAAAGTACGAGGACTGTCTAAACTTCAGGGTACATACCTTAGGACTGATGAGGATGGAAAATTCAAGAAAGATGGAAGTCTCGAAGGAGGAAGTAAAGACTATAAAGGAACAATACTCTATAGTCTTAACCCTCACGGAACTGACACCGGACGGAACTCTTCCAAAGAATCAGCCTTCTGGTGCGGATTTAACATTCAAAATATCCCTAGTGGGCCATCAGCGCCTAAAAGAACAATTATCAGTCCACCTGGGTTTTTGTTTGCAGAAGCTGATCTTGAACAAGCAGAGTCAAGAGATACAGCATATATATCAGGAGACTCAAACCTTATTGAAGCTGTGTCAGATAATGATGGAGACTTCCATTCATACAACGCATCACGTTTCTTTGGTGTCCCATACGAGGATATATTCGATAGAGCTACAAAGAAAAAGTTAAGGAAAGACTTGAGAGACCTAGGAAAACCAATTAACCACGGAGCTAACTACAATATGGGTCCGGAAGTGTTAATTGATTCCATGGGATTAAAGAAAGTGTTTGAAGCTGGCAAGGCCCTCAAACTCCCTTTCACAAATCCTTTGGCTATTACAGAATCTCTTCTTGTCACATTTCATAAAACTTATCCGAGCCTAAAAGGTCAGACAGTAATTAAGAACTCAGATGTAGCAAACTACTTTGGACTCCATGGAATATCTTATAAATTTTACGCTCCAGGAACTTACTATGCTTGGGTTGCGGACTCAGTTAGAACTAGTAGTAAATTGGTTTCTAGAGCATACCATCATACTGCTTTTAATCTTTCTAGGTTTCCAGATATTCAAGCCTACACACAAGAGGGTGACTGGACTAGATATTGCTTCGGGGACCCTGTTAATAATAAACTTAGTCTTAATAGCTATGTTGCACATTGTCCCTCTTCCCTGAATGCTAGAACTCTTGATGAAGCATTTGAGGAGGTGTTCTGGAAAGTAGCACTAGGTAATAAAGATTTTAGACTATACGCACAAATTCATGATTCAATCTTGCACGGATTCAGAGAAGGAAGAGAAGATCTCTCATATAGGGTTAAAGAACTTATGGAGATTCCTATCACTCTCACAGATATATCTGGGGTTACAAGAACATTCACAGTTCCAGCTGCAATCAAAGCAGGTAAATCTGGAAAAGGCGCAAAATCTTGGGCTGAAACAGAATGACTAATACTAGAAAATTCATTGCAGAAGTCACAGAATACCATATCGGAAAAGCCGATCTTTTGAATGTGACTACATACACTGACCCAGAAAATAAGCCTCAGGTTATAATCATAGCCAGAGGTAAAGAACTGGAAAACCTTAAACAGGTAATCTCTAAATCATTAAACTGCTGGGATAAAGCTCCAGCCAGCCTTAAAGAACTTGCGGATATTCTTTGCCATGGCAAGATCCTGCAAGACTACCATCTTCTAGAATAGATAAAGCCATGACATTTATTTCTTCCTTTATGTCCGTCTTTGAGGAAATGGAACCTCCGGCAAATATAACTAGGTGGGCTGGTTTATCTGCTGTAAGTGTTATGCTAGGAAGAAACTTCTACTTCCGTCATGGAACATCTGTCATAAACCCAAACATGTACGTGATGTTCCTAGGAAGCTCTGGGACTAGAAAATCCACTCCAATTAAATATGCGAAAAAAGTACTAAAGTTAGCAGGCATTGAACACATAGCTGCAGAGAGAACTTCTAAAGAAAAGTTCATAATGGACCTAGCTGGAGTGATAGAAGGAGAAGAGTCTAGAATCGTAAAGGATCTTAACTCCTTCCTAAACAGCACAGGTAACATAACTGAGAGTTCTTCTCCGGCAGAATGTTTTATAGCTGCAGATGAGGCTAATGACTTTCTAGGTCAAGGTAACCTAGAGTTCTTGTCTCTTCTAGGCTCATTGTGGGATTTTGATGGATGGTATGAACAAAAATTTAAGAACTCAAAAGCTGTGAAAGTCTGGAATCCCACAATCAATATGCTAACTGGAAATACTCCGGCAGGATTCGCTGCTGCCTTTCCTCCAGAAGCTTTAGGTCAAGGATTCTTTTCTAGACTTTTACTTATTCATGCTGAACCTTCTGGAAGAAAGATAGCATTCCCACCTCCAGTTTCTGAAGAAACAACTTTGTCTCTAGCCAAAGACTTACTAGAGCTAAAGATGCAGATAACTGGAGAGGCTCAGCTAACAACGGAAGCCAAAAAACTAGTAGATCACATATACCAAAACTACCCCAAAGTAGCAGATGTGAGATTCGATTCCTATGCTACTAGAAGATTAACCCACCTTATTAAGTTATGCCTAGTTGTGGCAGCTTACAATGGTGCAATAAATATAACTGAGGAACATATCTATGAAGCGAACACCATACTAGCTGCAGCAGAATTTTACATGCCTAAGGCTATGGGAGAATTTGGCAAGGCTAAGAACTCTGATGTATCTCATAAGATAATTACACATCTTGAGATGGCAGAGTTTCCAGTCTCCCCTGAAGAACTATGGCAACAAGTATCTTCAGATCTGGATTCTATGAAAGGCCTAGTAGAGATTATGCAAAAACTTATCTCAGCTGGAAAAGTCATAAAGATTCAGGAGGGCCCTCATGTAGGCAAGTTGTTACCCAAACGCTCTTATAGGGACTTATCTAAGTTACCTGGAGTTGATCTTAGTTATCTCACACCGGAAGAAAAAAGGAATTTCACATGACTGATAAGATTGATAATACCGCTGCCGCAGTTCCAGAAAACTTGATTCAATTCATGAATCATCCTAATGCAAGTAGCTGGGTAAAGATTCCTGGGGATAAGTTTCAGGAGGTCGTTAGGTATGATGTATTCGTAGCACTCTTGTTTAAACAAGAAGCTACTAGGCAAATGCTAGATCATGCACGGGCTGGAATTTGTGAGGAGGCAGGAGAACTTTCTTCTGTTATTAAGCGCAATGTGGTATATGGCCAAGCACTTACAGATCCGATGAAGGAAGACGGAAAGCCTTTGCTTACTCATATCATTGAAGAGCTTGGAGATATTAGGTTTTTCATGCAGGCAGTTCAAAATATGTATGGAATTCCTGAACAAGCAATTCTGCAGCATAATGCTAACAAGCTAGCTGCTAGATATAACCAACTCATGTATAGTGATGTTGCTGCAATCACTAGACTTGATAAAGATACTGGCCCAGTTGCAGCAGGTTAAGTTTAGTTTACTAAGGAAATATCATGTCTAACATGTCAATCCCTCCAACTATTACCATGTCCACCTCACAAGGTGTAGGCAATGTTTCAGTAGTGACTGCAGGTGGACTTATCCCAGGCTGGGTAAGTGGAGATCCGTCCGGTCTAGCTATTTCTGGATCAGTTAATACGTTATTTGACCTAGGTCCTAACTGGGCAGATTATTCAACATTTGTAGTAGGAGTGCATGCAGCTAATGCTACTACCGCTACAGGTGCAATGGCTATACATAATTGTGATACATCAAATCCTACATTTAATATCAGGACTAGAGCTATTGATGCTTCGCAAAGTGGAACTACCCCAGCTATTATTAGCTCTCTGACTCCAGCCACTAATGCACTAAATTATACCATCTGCCATATTCGGGCAAGATATGTAATGGTGGTTGTAACCAATGCAGATGTAGCTTTGCCATTCTCTGCAGATTCTTATGTAACACTGACAATGAAAGCCTAACAGCTTGAAGGAAAAATCTTCAAGACCACTTGGAAATTCCAGACTAAACCTAGTGGCTATTCTGGAAGTTTTAGCTTATAGTCCTAGTGGAGTTACCATAACAGAGCTAGCTGCTAAAGCCGGTGTAACTTATGGAACAGCTCAAGCTTGGATAAAGGCTCTCCACCAGTCTTGGCTACCTGAAAATATTCGAAGAAAGACAGTATACATATCTAGCTATGCACTGTCTCTTCACTTTTGGGTTCCTAGATACTCTTTAGGAATTGAACCAGATGCAGTAAAGCCTAAAACAAACAAGACAGTCTACATGGCTGAATACAAAGATAGAAAGCTTAGAGAGAAACTCTCCGCAGCTAAAGTTAAATCTAAGAAAGGTTAATCATGTCAGAACTTAATAAAAGTATTATTCTTTATCATGCAAATTGTGCAGATGGTTTTGGCTCAGCTTGGCTTTTTGAACTAGATAGAGCAGCAAAACAAAGTAACACTCAAAGGATTTATAAGGAGGTTCAGTATGGGATGAAAAACTTCTCAGATATCTTAGCTCTTTGCAATTTTTATGATAATGTTTATATCCTAGACTTCTCTTTTACAAAGGACCAGATTATCTCCATTTGCTCAGAAGTATATCCAGGACAAGTTACTCTTTTAGACCATCATGAGACAGCAGTTAAAAATCTAAACTGGTATAACTCAATTTGGCCAGAAAACTATTACCAAAAAATCAATAATAATTATTCAGGGGTTGGCCAGGTAGCAGATTATTTTGGCATTGACCTAGAAGATTATCCTCTTGCAAGATATATTCAAGATAGGGATCTTTGGAGATTTATGTTGCCATGCTCTAAAGAGATCAATGCAGTTATTGGAGCAACTGAAAAGACTTTTGAAACCTACAGTGGATTGAATGCTAATCTACTTAATAATTTCGAGGAGGTAGTTTTTGCAGGAGGTTATCTACTAGCCCAGCAGAAGTTGCATGTGAACTCAGTTGTGGAGATGGCTAGAGTTTGTCTAATCTCCACTCCTACTGGAACTTATAAGGGTCTTATCTGCAACTGCCCAGGATTTTACTCTTCCGAAGTAGGTAACGAACTGGCAAAGATTTCTGGAACATTTGGGGCTACCTTCCAATTCTTAAAGGATGGAAAGACCCAAGTTAGTCTTCGCTCTATTGGAGACTTTAATGTAGCTAGCATAGCTGCAGCATTTGGTGGAGGTGGTCATAAGAATGCTGCAGGTTTTGTAATGACAGAACCACAGACAACAGATACTGTAACTTTCTTCACAGGAGTTCCAAATGAGAAACCAGCCAAATTCAGGTAACATCATTGTCAAGCCTTCAGAAGTAACAGAAGGTTTTGATAAAACTTCAATGTCGGATGCAGAACTATTCGGATTCGTAACTAGGAAAGAACTTCATAAGCCTTTCACAGGACGAATAGGTAGGATAGAGATGTTTCCAGATAACATCTATGATCTGCAGGTAGAGGCTAGTCACCATCTAGACCTAAGCCTATATATGCAGCAAGTAGATGATAGTGATTTCTACATCCGACTTGCTAACATTGCAGCATTTTTAGGAATTCTTTTAGACGGAGATTATTCCAAGGAAGACCTAGAAAGACTTGTAGATATCATGATCAGGAAACTTAGAGACAGACGCACGATTGTAGTCTAGCTCCATCCAGACAAAAAGAAACCCCACCTGGTTAATTCCAGAGTGGGGTTTTTTATCGCCTAGACTTTTTAACTTCCGCCCATAGCCAACTGCATCTTGTACGCGAATGGGCTAGTTAAAGATGTTGCAATCTTATCAGCTTGGGACTGATTAGCATTCTTATAAATATTTATCATCCATTTATTAAACTCCGTTTGGTTACCACCGTTTTTCACAAACTTAGCTGCGAAATCTTCCACCTGAGACAGGCTAGGTTCATTGCCTTGAATAAGTGTGGACTTGATATCTTCAGCTAAACTTTGTTGTCTAGTATGCTTTATAGACTCGTATTGAGTTGATCTATAAAGTGCATCTCGCATAGATCCTTCTGCTAGGGGTTTACCGCCAGCGATCCTCGCAAGAGTAGCAATGGAAAAAAGATCATTGCTATACATAAAATCCCCTTTAGCGCTTGTGCTATATACAGTGCCAGATGGTATTCCTTGAAGAGTTTGTGCAATACCAGCAAGAGGCCTACTGATAGTGTTATGCTCCATTCCCTGAAGGAAAGATTCCCAGCCGCCTCCATTAGCCATTTTTCCAAGAGTTTCATATGCATTCTTAAAGAAGTTAGTCCAGCCGCCAACAGATGGAACTTCCATTAACGAGGTAGGAAGTATAGTCAATTGCCTTGGATTGATATCACCACGAGAATAAATATTAGTTCTAGACACTAATGAAGGAAGTCCATACAGGAATAAATCTCCTAAATTTTTACCAAGAGTTCCATAGGTCTTGTCATACAGATCAGTGTATTGTTGGTTTCCAGAGAACTTACCAACAATGCTAGTATTCATCCATTGAAACCCTGGCATGGATTGTGCTCCATATAGAGTTCCTTGAAGGCCAGCTAGCATAGCTAAGTCCTTCTTAGTTCCTTCACCGACATACCTGAACAGATTCTGCATCAGATTAAATTGGTGAGACTGGAATAAACCTATAGCCTGACCTATTGGACCTTGAAAAACCCCAGGTCTTTGGGTAGCTAATACATTACCTTCAACTCTATTGACGAAAGTCTGAATATAAGATAATGCTTCCTTTGAGGTCATCTGACCTTGTTTCACTGCTTCATCTGTATATATCTCCATACTTCTTGCAGAGACAAATCTATTCATCTCCTCAAAAAGTTTATTGCCTGTTAATCTCTCCCCGGCCTCTGCTACCTTAGGAGCATTTTCAGAGAACAACGCCTTAGCCTTAGCAAACCCAGAAGCAAGTTTAGAGTTTAACTCTACTGAAGTCTCTGCACCCTTGAGTGTCAGATCATCAAGCATAGAGGCTAATTGCTCTAATTGGTCTTTGACAAAACCTTGCTCTTTATACCTAGTCATGATAGGTTTAGCAGGATCTCTAGCATCCTTGAACCAATCAGAATAGGCTTGGGCTATTACCTTATTTGGAGCCCTAATACTAGACTCCGTACCAGGTAACATTATCTTACCAAGGTCTCCAACTTTCTCAGCATCTCCAGCCTTGATGCCTGCAAAGACAGAGTTAAGCTCAGTAAACCTAAGTATCTGTGATCCTATGGCGTTATTAACACCATTAAGGAAGTCCCAGCCTAAGGTGAATAAAGCAAGTAGAGAATTAGAACCTCTGACAAACTTAGTCAATTCACCTACTGGAGCCTTATGATCTACCAAAGCTTTCATTGCTGCATCATAATAAGCAGGCTTTATTCCATACTTATCTAGTGCATCATTAATACTATCTAGTTCGGCCACAGACGGAGTCTTTGCAAAAGTCTCTTGGATAGCTCTATAGGCTTTGGAGAATGAGGTATCTAGGAGTTTATTACCTCTATACCACATTCCAGACTCTTCAATCTTAGAGATATCTAGAGCTGTGTTTATCTGATCATAGAATGGATTCTTTGTAGTCCTTTTCAGAACTTCCACAGAACTTCCTAACTTAGAAGTAGACGAGGCAGAATACTGGTCTCCCATCTTAGTTAGTTGATCAAACACTGGTTCATAGTTAAGCTTAACACTTTCCCTGACCAGATTGTCTGATTTCCTATATAGACTCTGCATGAAATCTCCTAGGAATGTATTAACATCTGTCCTAGGTAAGAAGTCAGAAAACACACCTTTAGTGCCTAGTTCATGATCTAGATAAAGTTCGTTTAAGGCTTCAGTCTTATCATATAGGCCTCTAGCATCTTTATAGTCCTTAATATTCGCCTTGTTAATGATATTATATCTAGGTCCTAATTGTCTAACCTTATCCTCAAGAGCTGTTAACTTTTCTGCAGTTGCTGCAGTTAACACAGTCCTATGACCTTCTCCAGTTACAGAGTTATCTATAACAAAGGAGATATGAGGATACTTAGCTAGATCAGGTCTAACAGGCCTATATACAGGCTCATCAGGAATCTGAGTAAATTTCCCTCTGGCTGACTGGATCTGGGTAAAGCCTATGTGCTCATTATGGGAATGTTCCATATAAGCTTCTATAGCTTTAGCAGTAGCAGGATTGTTGATTTGAATCGCAGTATCACCAATGTGGTCTGAAATATCTTCTTCACCTTTGATTAAATCTTTCTTTAATCTAGAAGGTACAAGGAAGTTTTCTCCATCTTGGCTAAAGAATACATAAGGCTCTGTCTTTCTAGCCATCTGCTGGTTTATACCAATGAACTCTAGGCCGGCTTCCTTATTACCTGCCAGGGTACTTACATGGCCATAAAACTGTTCATCCAGAGACTTTCTCCTAGCATTCATGGTCTCCCGAATGGCATTACCTACTCTTTGGATCTTAGCTCCAATGGTTCCATAGTTAGCATCCTCAAAAGATAATGCTCCGCCCCCAGTACCAACTCTAGATGCAGAGTTAAGATCCTTATCTATGGTAATCTCTGGGAACTTTGCATAATGCTCTTCTAATACCTTAGCAACAGTATTAGATGAAGTGGCAGCATAAGCTTTCTCCATAGACTTGTAATGGATCAAGCCTTCATCAAATCCAGCCTTAGTCAGATCATTGCCAGCTTTAGCTGCGTACACAACCTTAACTGCTTGAGGCAGAAGATATGCATCTGGATAAGCTGCTACCTCTGAGGCAGGAAGACGTTTTGACAGATATGCTTTGAACTCATCATTATAAGATGCTCTAGCAAACATGCCAGCTTCCTCAGTTCCTTTAAAAGAACCATTAAGCCAGTCAACTCTAACATCTGCCATGCCTGCAGCTATATGGTCTCCATAACCCTTATATCTACCCTTAAGGATATTATCGCCAAGGAGTTTAGCTTGCACCTCATTAACTAGAGCCTTCTTAGACTCTCTGATAGTATTAGCCAGATCCAGAGTCTCACCTAGGGTAGAGGTAGTACCATCCATCCTACGGATAAGAATATCTGTCCTACCATCATTAAGCGCACGCTCTAAGACAGGTATATCCAGTTCATGAACTATGGCATTCTTAGGAATAGATACTACACCATTACCATGATTGGCCCATACATATCTATACTGCATAGCAGTAAGAGCTTCCTGAGGATTCTTTTCTATGAGATCCAAAGGATTAAAGACAGAATCTTTTGTTAGCTTAAATCCTTGCTTGCTTGCAGCAGATATAATCTGTTCAGGTGAGGTATGAATATCTCCTAGATGCTTAAGGACATTCGGAGCAGTAAAGATTTGGCCAGCCTCTTCTCCAGCTACTTGGAAATATCTAGAAGATACAAGTCTATCTGCAACTTCATCTATGTCAGCTTTGCCAGCTTTTACTGCTGACATTAAAGCATCAGAAGCTCTTTCAACTTCAGTATATACATGAGTAGGAGATACAGTTAAAGCACCTGCAAATGTATTAAAATAGGTATCAGAATATCCAGGCTTAAGAGTTCTATCCAGATTACGTTCTGGAGAGATAACATCAGCAAAGAAATTACCTATTGGTTGATCTCCAGCAAGGGTGCGAATTGACCTACGAGTATCATTAAGCACACTCTCTACCTTATTCATATACAGTTGTACATGAGCTGGATTAGTGATAGAAGTGCCAGTTGGAGTAACTATAGGATTTACAGTTTGCTCCAGATTATGCATTGAGGTAATAATAGAATAATCTCTGCCTGCTCTATCAAATGCCGGTGCAGTGGTAACAAATGGGAGTCTAATCTTATCTTCTGCAATAACAGATTTACGAACTCCCCACAAGGTCTTAACGCCCGAGAATACTCCACCTACTGCACCTTGGAGCAAGGAGGTAGTTAAGGTATTCTTAGCAATATCTGAAAAATCCTGAGAGTCCAGAATTGGGGATTTAAACATGGTGGCCTGCACCATAGATTCCCAAGCTAGGCCTTCCAAGAAATTCTGATGTAAGCCTGCTCCAATTGCCTTAGCCGTGTTAGCATTAAGCAGTTTAACAGCTCCTGCAGATGCATTGATAGCTTCCTCTGCAGTCTTACGAGCTATATCTAATTTAGGTGTGAGCAAGCCAAGTGCTCTGCCCATGTTAACACCTACAAAACCTGTAGATTCTGCAGAAGATAAAGCTACCTGGCCTACATTAGCAGCCTTCTGAGCTACTCCTAGAGTTTTAATGCCTAATGTTCCTGGAATTGCACTCCCTAATAGGAAGCCTACAGTGTCTATGCCTTCCCGATTATCTTGGTAATATTTTCCCAGATCAGAATCATAGGAAGATATCCAAGCCCCAGTATCTCTAACTGGAGCATCACTTCCAGATACAAAATTACCTACAGACTGTGCAGTCCTATAGAAGGAATTATATCCAGAAGCTACAGATAAGGCTAGATATTTTGGAATATTTCCAACAGAATCTAGAGTATTGGAGAACCAACTAGACCCTCCATAGAATCTATTATGGTTATCAGCAGCATCAAAGATTGCTGTGGATGGAGAAGTTAAAATATCATCAGCCATGATTACCTCATAGTACGATTTACAGGATTATGCTCATTTCTAGAGGTAGTGCTAGCTACGCTTCTATAGATCT